CACCACTTCGTCCACGGTTTAATTAACCTGGGGAGCAAGCCAATGCTCCCTATAACCCTGCCCATAGGGGAAAGGTATTACAATGAGTACGTTTAAAAATGCCAATTACGGCATCAACCGCATTGGCGGTGAGGGCAAAGGCTCTACGAAGGGTCAGGGCATCTATGAGGAAAGCAGTTACGCCAAGTTTGACTTGGGCGAAAAGCTAGAACTCATTGATGGTCGCGTCTTTCGTTATGCTTATGCTTCTGCTGCTATAAGTTCTGGACTTGCAGTTAGCACAGATAGTGTTCAACTAATTGCTGCTGACACAAATGGAACTTTTACAGCCGCAGCCGCAGGTGCAACTTCAATTACGGTAAACGATGCCACTTTGGGATCAGCTACTGAAGATTTGTACGCAGGTGCTTACTTTGGTAACATTACTAACGGTGAGCAGTATCGTATAAAGTCTAACACAGCAGCAGCAAGTAATGTTGTTACTTTTACGCTGTATGATCCAATAGTGACTGCTGTAGCCGCAACTGACGATTACATGATTACTCCTTCAATTTACAATGTGATTACTGCTACTATAGCAGGTGGATCGTATGATAGAGTAGTTGGAGTTAATCCGATTGCGGTAACTAGTGGATATTACTTTTGGCTACAAACGGCAGGTATTGCGTTTGTTAAAGCCGATGAAAGCGCAATTGCAATGGGCGATATGTTGCAACTTTCTGATGGACAAGCAGGAACGGTGCAAACTGATGATGGTGGAACTGACACCATTTATGTTGGACAAGCAGTGCAAGCCAGTGATGCGAATTTACATTTTGCTGCTCGTTTAAATGTAGGCGAGTAAATTAACATATAGAGAGGGGGCTTGTTCCCCTCTCTATTAATAAAAGGTAAATTATGCCAAGACCACGTAAGATCAATACCGATGAAGCCGCAGTAAAAGCGGCAGTAGAAACAGCAATGACTCCTGAACCTACGCCTGTTAAGGCAGAGGTTGAGGCTAACCCCCTACTTGGCCTTTTTGAGCGTGCTACGGAAGAGCAAAAAGATGCAATGCGTAAAGCATTGGGTGTTCAAGCTAGCGTTAAAGCACCTAAGAGAAAGCAGTCTAACTCTGATGCTCAACAGGTATTGGCCGCACGTGGTGGTGGCACTTTTCAACCAGAGGGCTTTCGACCTGTCCCCCCTGAAGGTGTAGCGCAAAACGGATCTGATGCCGTTAGGCGTTGGACTGCGCGTTGGGAGAATGGACAGACCTTTTCTTCAAGACAGGCTGAGATTGAAGGAATGGACGCAGAAGCTCTTGCTGCTACAGCGATTGAGTAATGGCTGAAGCAGATACGATTAGGGCTAAGTCAATTAACTCCGCAGTGTTCTTTGGAGAAGCGGCTAATATTGGAGCAGCAGACATAGGCATAGCTGATCTGTCTGACTCTTTTACTGTGCCACGATTGACTACTACCGAAAGGGATGCCTTAACCGCTGTAAATGGTATGATCATTTACAACAGCAGTACAAACAAATTTCAAGGGTATGAAAACGGGTCTTGGAGTAACCTAATATGAACGTATTAGAGTGTTTGCAAGCAGGTTTAGCACGTGTGGGGCTGAATACTACCAACACAGACTTCCAGACTCAAGCACGTTTTTACCTCAACTCTACACTGCAACAGCTAACAGGTGAAGCAACTTGGTGGTGGTTGCACAAGTCGAGTACTATACAATGCACAAGAGAGTTTACTCTTACCAGTGTTACAGGCACTTTCTCTGCTACTGATACGATTACGGGTCAAACTAGTGGAGCAACCGCTACTGTAACTGCGTGGGATTCTACCAATAAGATTCTTACGGTAAAGAATGAAACAGGTGCATTTACTTTAAATGAAGTAATAACGGTTGCATTATTTTCAGGGACTATAAGCAGTATGGCTAGTACTAAAGAATACAGCTTGGCCTCTGACCTTTCTTACCCACTATCTTTTCGTAATCGTTCACAGGATTACGTCATATCTATCATAGGTAACGAAGATATTGACCTTCGTGACCCTAACCAATCACAAACAGGTGAGCCTAATGGCGTTGTAATGATTGGGTTAGATTCTTCTGGCAATCAAAAGGTGCAGTTATATCCTGCTCCAGATGACTCTAACACTATTATAGATTATCGCTACTATGGCTACTTGTCTGACTACACTTCTGGTGATGACAGTGTTGATCTAACTCAGAAAGTTCCTAAGATCCTGCAACCTGCTCTATATTTTGGCATAGCTAAACTATACAAGCAAGAAAAAGGAGACTTTGAGGGCGCACTTGTAGAGCTTGCTGAGTATCGCCAGGTTGTTGATCGTGCTTTGAACATTAACAGGCAAAACGATGGCAACCGTAGGTATAGGATGGAACGAAGAGATAGGTATCCTGCTTTCTCCTTTACCCCTGTAGATGGAACCGTAGGTAGTGCATAATGCCTTATCAAGGTGGGTCAATACAACTTGGACCGTGGACTGAGGGAGTTGTTTACAACAGACCTCCAGAAGATGTTGCGGCCAATGAGTTGTCTGGTATGCGTAACTGCCGTATCAATGCGGCAGGTGCAGTAGAGAAACGTAAAGGGTTCGCTTCCTTTAACGATCAAAGTGCTATCTCTGGCACTCCTACTGTTACAGGCGCACATGAGTATGATTACACTAGCAGTGCTTCCCACACAGTAATAACGGCAGGGGATAAGATATTCTATTACAACAGTGGGTGGACAGACATAACAGGCAGTGTAACCATTACAGCACAAACAGCAGGGGATGATAACACGTTTTCTTTTGTTACCACAGGAGAAAAAAGTAGTAACAACAATAGGATGGTTGCTACTAACGGTGTCAATCCCCCTATCGTATGGAACGCATCAGACGCTTCTGTTTCAGTACTAGGTTTAGACTCTCGTTTTACTACAGCACAACATATTGCGTGGTGGGATAATAGACTATGGTGCGCTAATACGGACGCAGATGATAATCGTATTTGGCGTTCTAATATATTAGATATAGAGACTTGGGGAGCAACAGACTTCTATAACGTAGGCAGTGCTATTACGGCTATTGTTCCTACTCAAAGTTATCTTGCTATACACACAGAAGATGGAATCCACACGCTAACGCCTACTGGCAACACTTCTATCCCTTTTCAGCTACAGCAAACCTCTCAAGCAGGGACAATCTCTTCACGTGCTTGCATTACATTGCCTAACGAAAGGCAAGTGTTTGTACGTCCAGATGGGGTTTATATGTGGGCAGGTAGCGAAGAGATTAATAAGATATCTTACGCTTTAGATGATGGATATTGGCCTAATTTAAACGCTTCTCGTTTAAAGAAAACGCACGCAGTGTATTATCCAAGCGTAAACGAAGTGTGGTTTTTTGTCCCCAAAGGCAGCGCATCAAAGATGAATCAGTGCATTATTTACAATGAACGATTCAACATATGGTTTGGGCCGTATGATAATTTTGAGCGGTGCTGTTCTGCGTTAATAAATGAAGAGCCACACGCAGGGGGATATAACGGTAAGTTATACGATATGGTGAGTGCAGGGTATAATGACGATGGGAACCAACCAATCGAAGCAAACTTTACTACAGGCGCACCTGCTCCAAGTGGCAGTGACGTTTCGCTACGTTGGCTATATGGACGCACCTTCTTTGATGCTGTTGGGAACTATAATGTGTTGGTTACACAAGAATCTGGTGGACTAACTGCTAGTGCTAATCTTATAAACTTAGAAGATGCAGGGTTTGAACTTGATGTAGATAGCTTAAATCAAGGCAAGTTAGGCACATTGCGTATGATTTCTGCTGACACAGATTTAAGTGGATATGATTCTCAATGCACGTTAAATTACAATAATGGCGTAGTAGACCAACATTTTCGCATACGAAGATCAACTATGGTATATAGACCTATTGGCAGAATGCGAAGAGCGAAATCGGGTGTTAGCTAATGGCAACTAATCTTGGTTCTTTTAATATTGCTCCTAATTTTTTATTTAATCAGGGACTTTATAATTCTCAGACAGGAGGTATTGATCAAGTAGGTGCGCGTAAATATCTGCGTGATGCGATTGGCCCTCAGTTTGATTTTAGTGATGATGATTTAGATATACTTATCTCAGGTAGTGACCTGCCTAATTTACCAGAATCTTATGTTACATCGGCTCCAGGTAAGGTTGTAATTTCGGATCAAGGCTCTTCAGGCAGTGGGCCTATATACACTCCATCTGTCTTAAAAGAAATAGATCAAGCAACTATAGATTTAGCCGTAGAGGAAGGTATAAAACAAGGCCCACTTGAAATAAAAGATCCTCCTGGTTCGTACGGAGCAGATACGTATACTCCACCACCTCCACCACCTGATCAATCTGAAGATGATAGGAAAATAAATGAGACAGTTGTAAATGGTGACAGAGGACCGTCACAGCCATACTTCGACGCACAAGGTGGTGGAAGGTTTTATGGCACTGGGGGTGCTTTTGTAGACCCAATTTACGGGAATATACAATATGGAACTGGAGTTGTTCCCCCTACGCTTGCAAGAGATGCGGCTCAATACAATGAGCTATTTCCACCTTATCTGTATGGCAATGCTCCTTCGCAAACGCTTGCAGACTTAGATAAGATTGGGTTGGGGCTAGATTTTATACGAAATCTTAATGTTAGTAACGATGAATACCAACAATTATTAACTAGTTGGTGGAATCAAGTTTTCACTCCATTGTATCAAAGGCGAATAGCTAATACGCAAATAGTAGATTTAGAAAGTGGTGCTGCACCTTTAGTGCCTTTAAGCGATACAGGTCGAATGAGAGGCGTAGGAGCATCAGTAAGTCCATCGACATTGTTTAGTGGAATGGATCAATTTGCTAATACTCCCTCTTTGCAACTTGAATCTGCTCCTGACTCATTGTACAACCAACTATTTAGCGGCACAGGGGACATAAGCAATGCCTTAATAAATAGCTTGGGCGATTTATCGTTAGAACCAGAACAGTTTAACATTAGTGATTTAAATGCTACGCAACAAAAATTATTAGCTGATTTAGGTATTATTAACGTAGGATCAGGTCAATTTAATCTTGGTGATCAAACAGCTACTATAAATAAATTAATATCAGACTTAGGTAATATTGGTGTAGGATCAGGTCAATTCGATCTTGGTAATCAAGATGCAACGATACAAAAATTATTAGCTGATTTAGGAAAAATTAATGTTGGATCGGGTCAATTTGATCTTGGCTCACCGCAAGATATTGTATCCACACGTGATGATTTAATTGATAGATTAGGCAAAATTCTATTAAGTCCTGAAAACTTTGGCATTGGACCTAACGTAGCACAAGATTTACGTGATAGATTAAACATCAACGTAGGAGGGGGTCAATTTACATTAGATCCTGATCTTGCTACGAATCTGCTAAGTCAATTAGGACTTATTGAGGTAGGTGCAGGTACGGCAGGAACAGTTGGGCCTGGTGATGTTACAGATCCAGTGGCAGGGTTTACCCTTGCTCCTGAAACTGCTGACATTCTTAGAACACAGTTGATTGACGCAATCTCTCCACTAACTAGAGATGATATAAGCGTTGATCCACTTGCTATAGG